GCCATTATTAATACTATATTTGAATATATTATGAATAAACACTACATCAAAAAGAATAAAAATGCAGTGTATCTGTAACCCTACACCAATAGATAAGTTAATTCGATCATTTCCCATGATCATAGGTCTAAATTATAATTGTTGTAGTACCCGAGGGGTTGGTCTTAAGGACCAGTTGGCACGGTCCTGTACACGTTGGGTGAATCAGTTTGTGTTGATCTAGATCGAGGCATAAGATATGCTCCTTTTGGTGCATCGGGGTGGCCCAAACCACCTCGCGACGTGGTCTTGGATAGACCAGCCACTGCACCGCCAGTGCGGTAACCTGCAAGATGTTGTGCATTATTGGCTCTCCTGATAGCTTCGTCGCTCTCTAAACCAACTAATTCGCGTGTTAAATTATTTTGTGTGTTTTGTAAGAAACGTTCTTGCCAAAACTGATTGGCTTGCATGTCCGTAGAAAACTTAAATTGTCTACCCTGATATTCTTTGTTGAAATTAAACATGTCTTGTTGCAAAACACCACGTTGAGTCCAGTCTTGAGTGTTCTTCTCACGCCACCAATCAATTTCTTTGTTCTTCATCTCAAGTCCATATTTGGCTTGAGCCCAAGCACCAATACCTTGACCAATACCAGATAGAGCACCGCCTCCAATCATACCTAAGGCTAAACCTGCATTTGGCACAATCACATTAGACTCGAAATCTGTTAAATTTGACTTTGGCAAATATTGATTGACAGAACTTACTGATATATTGCTGATACTTACAAAGTCACAAGGTATCCTGAGAGTGGCATATAGCGGCATACTTGGAATAGTACCCACTATAAATTGTGTGGATAACAGATCGTTAGTAAGATGGATTCGCATGATCATCAATTGTTCAGCTGTTATATCGTTCACAAGAGTTATGTCCACATATCGGTTTGTTCCATATTCGGTAGCCAATAAGGTTACCAATTTCTTTATACTCTCTATGTATATCCCTTGCCTCCCCCTGAAAGCATAACTCACAGCATACTCTGGTGTATTGTTGATAAGGACTGTCCTAACAGTGTTAGGCCAGTTGAAGTTAAATTTTGGAGCTGCAGAACTTTGAATTTGATTGATCTCTGGCATGTGATAATATAACTCAGAAAATTTTGACATTAGCTGATTGTCAGTATGATCATATTTAGCCATGAAGATTTTGATCTCGTAGTTACTACACATCATTTCGAAATATTTTCCATCACAATGTTTTTCTTCCAATATATTGGCTCCATCATACCATCGTATGTATGTCCCAGGTGGCACAAGAAACTTCTTGACATTGAATACCTCATTGAAATACACATAAAATTCCTCCCTATCCCAAATATCTTTTATAGATGTTGAAAACAACTGTGACAAGTTGACATTTAATTCTCTAAATATGGTAACATCCATTACCTCACATGCACAGATGAACAGGTACATAGAACCGCTTGAACGTTGCAAAACATAAAAGGGGTTGGTAATCGGAGGTACCTTAATGACATGCGAATCGGGATCAGATATATAAATCTCATTAACATCCAACCAATCTTGTTCAATTTCAAACGTACGATTTGTACGTCGCCACATGAATTGATCCATTTTGTCACCATCAAGATGAATGTATACTTCTCCAGGTGTTATCAAGCCAAACAAAGTACGTAAATTTTGTCCACGTAGTTTATCGCTCACTTTCGGAGCTAGAAGTTTAAAGTATACCCAGCTCGAGTATCATACTTGATGCTAACAAGAGGATCTGCAACGACAAATGGCTTAATACTTGGGCACATGGCAACATCACGTGGACTTGCAAAACGTGTGAAGAATGTCAAATACGTTGATTTCTTTTCAGTAAAAACTGACTGTGCAGGTGTTTCCAGATAAATAATGATATGTGGCATCTGATTCTGGTGACTTTTGGAGCTATCCGCTTTCCTCACAACTTCTCTATAGAACTGGCTTGAGCGTGCATCTCGCATGACAAGCGTTTGGTTGACGCTTGTGGACACAGATTCAGTGAAATATGCATATTTGGTCATTTCAGCTAGATCAACCGTAGTAGTTGTTATCTTCTTCGGTGACCATGCAGCACCCAATGAACACGTCAATCCAGGATTTCCTGGACATGTTATCTTTAGCAACCAGTCTCCAGTGAAACGAGTATGCTGTAAAACCCAGTTTTGCATATAAGGGTTTGTGAACTCGTTGTTAAGCACATCATATGGTACTTGTGCAATTATGGTGCCAGCCACTGCAGAATCAGAGATGGTCTTCTGAGCTGGTGAAGCCACAAATTGGTTGAAACACAAATCATGTAAATCAAAAGTGATACCACCGGCACTCAACATGGCATTGCTAGGCCCACTGTCATTCATAACAACAGGAGCTATCAAGTTTTTGTCAGAATCCAATATCTGAGCTGTAGGTGCTGTGGTAGGATCATTGTTGGGAATTACACCAATCATAGGTGCTTCCGTGGTGGAGTTGGGAGTAACCTTCATGTGAATGGGCAATTCACTGATCATATTCACAATTTGGTGTTCCATTTCATCAACTTCAGTCTGAATTGCTTCACCTATGACCACCTGTTGTTTAAGAATCTCAAGCTCACTGCGTGCCTGAACAATGCGTTGCAGCATTATATGCTCTTGTGGTGTTAGATCTGGTTCAATAACAGTTTCTTTTGTCATGTCTGGCAAATCGTCCTCCGTCGCATCACACAGCCTTATAGCTGCATCTCCCTCAGTTTCGTCGAGGTGTAACGTAATATCACCCGTCATCACGTCGCGTCGCGTGCCGGGATATTTCAAATAACACTCACCAATCTTGTTCTTCGCGATTCTCTTTGGAATGTTCTGAGACAGGAAATAACAATGCTCTTGATCGAAAAACTTACAATATTCTCCAACATGTTCCACATCATCAGGAATAGATCTACGAGAGATGATTGTAATAACCTTCTTTCCAGATGAGTTGGCAATTGCTGCCTCGATGTGGGCTTCGATCGTAAGGGCAAGGTACCGTGGACCTGCTTCCCTAAGAGCTTTCTCACCTTGCTCAACTTGATCCTTGCGAGACGCATTGATAACAATGTTGCTCTCCAAGAAATTCAAGTAAAGTTCAAAAGCTCTTGTTTTTGCCGAAATCTTGGATGGACCTTCACCAATGAATTCTCTTCCTTTGTGATCGAGATAACAGGTGTAAGTCGGGCAATGAGGTTGTCCACTTTGCTCAAATCTAACGATTGGGTTTGTTTCTTTGGCTCTGGCCAAAAGCTCCAGACAGCGATTAATAGGATTATTATGAGGATTACCCGCCATAATACTTTCATACGTGTCTGGTTCGGAATTGCCTCGCTTAGAGGTAGATAAACTCTTTGATAATTCACTTTGAATAATCGCTTTCAAATAACGCTCACTCTCGTCACATACAGTAGTGAGAATGTCCCGTCGGTCCGCGAGTGCCGAAATCTGCTCGTACTGCACGTCCATGAAAATTCCACTGCGATGTCGTGCACGTGCACCTTGGTAAGTTGTGAATGGCAAGTTTCTGGCATCTATCATGAACTCCTTGCACAACAACCATACATCATCTCGAACATCATCATAGAATTGTTCGTCATGCAAAGCTGCTTCATACAAAGCTGCCGAAAAGTTTTGTATTATCTGTTCGGGCGTAAAACTGGCAAACCAGTACAGTAACCCTGTAACAGAAGATTTCTTCAATTTCGGATACACAACTTGATCTTTTGGATCAAAAATCAATTCTCTACTGCAAAAGCTCATGTCTGTGGTGCAATCTTCGGAATCTTTAGCTGGTGTACATTGCATGCCAAAAGCCTCAGCATCTAGAACAAGATCTTGCATTGTTACATGCAACGCTTTGCTGAACTTTACAACACGGTCATCACCCAGCACCATCAACATCATGTGTCGTAGTAGTTCTTTCAGCGTCACCGTGATATGCGATGTTGCTGGATTCTTTTTCCATGCACGCAAAAAACTGTATATGCTCAAGATGATCAAGCTGACTGAGTTCAACAAAGTGGTGACAAAAGAGCCAGATTCATTTCCTTGATTGACAATATACATACTGCCATTCAACGAGTGTACGGCATGGGATAACATGTTGGTCAAAGCTGTTATCATCTCTTCTTTCCTAGCCTGAGTAGTCTGAAGACCTGCTAACATGACCTGCACAGCTCCTCTTATAAGAGCTTTCTGGATGGTCTTGTCATAAGCTTTCATGTCGGTAGCTACTATGTTACCATCAATCTTTGCAAATTTATGGAACAGCTCAGTAGAAAAGTTATAGGGGTTGCGGCCCATGGCTATCCACCCGTCATTGTCTTCCTTCATGATCTTAGCTACTAACCCGCCAAAGATTCGTTTCAAGAACATGTTCACAGATACATCCAGCACATTGAACAAGCGCACTTTCCCTTTACGAGCTTTCTCTGCTGGCAACATTTCAACCTTTGCTGTGTCTTGGGATAACAATAAAGGGGTTATGTTTTGCTCTTCAAAAAGTTTCACAGAATTCTTGTAATGGTTGCGCACATCTTGAGCCGCTAAATTATCAGCGAATTCATAGCGAACATTCGCTTCAGTTCCTTTGTTCACAAAAATGCTTTGTTTTGTGTGAACATTGTGCACTGTTTTCAAAAACAAACCACCACCAGTGTTCATGGCAATGCTGGGCAAAACACCTCTTCTACCATCCTTGAAGCCATTTATGACTTCGTGTTCAGTTAACGTCTTGAAGTCACCATAGTGAAACTTGAACAGATCTTTTGCTAAATTGACGGCCTCTTCGAATGTGCTGGCATCATAGGTAGTTGTTTTGATACCATACTTGAGAACTTCACTTAAAAGTGGCATATGTTCATTGAGAGCGTTCAGCTTCACATCTGTTTTGTCCTCCACATAAGCCATATTAACCGCCGCTGGGAGCGTCATCCTAGGATTTTTCAGCTGGAAAGAATGTGTTTTGTGTTTGCTCACCAATTTTTGTCTTGAGTAAAAATTCTTTGCGAAACCAAGCACTTGCAAGTGACAGGGTGGAATGATCTTGTCCCGTTCTAGATTGGTCAAAGCATGATGATACTCCATTGGCATTGAAAACTTGCAAGGTTCTGAAGCTCCAATGTCCATGCCCATAACAGCCACAACTGAAGTGTGTGTAACACTTGAATTTGGAACCACCCCATGCAACATCTCATCTATAATATGCTGAGTCACAAAAGCTCCATATATGGTGTTACTATATTTATAGGCATTATGAATACCCAAAATCCTCAATCCGTCACTAGTACGCCCTACAAACGGAAAACCACAATCACCATCTCTGACAGCATCTTTGACTTTCATACCAGCAGCATGTATACGCAACACGTCAACACTAGGACAGTAATTCTCAGTGCCATATACCATACCATCCAGGAATTCCTGATACGCACGGTATTCGAGTGTTCCCATGGCCATCTCAAATTCAGGACCACATCGAAGAAAAGCCCCTGAAACTGGTACATCATCTGTGTGGCGTGTGAATAGATGTCTACTCTTTTTCAACCCAATTGATAGCTCTGTTTTTATTATAGCGATGTCTCTGGAACGATCTATAACCACAACGTGGGCAGCGTAGGGATTGCCATTGTTTTGCACAACAACTTGTTCTCCTATGTTGTTGAAAGAGTGAGCAACAGTAACAAAGTAATCATTCCTGTAATGTATGGCGTAACAATTGGCTGGAAAAGACACCCTCACGTAGCGAGCATTAGCCAAAGTGTGAAATTTTTGCAGTTCTGTGCTTGCTGTGCTAATCATATCACATCTAGCCAACATGTTTGGCATAATCATGTTGTCAGCAATTATATGCAAAGCTGGAATTTTGACAATCGGTCCTAACTCTCGGTGCTCACGCCATGCTTCAGTCCTGAAGTGATCATACAATTCACCACGCATTTCATTAGAAAGCGTGGCAAATATACGATGCAAAACAACATCCACAGCTGCATACTCTGGTCCCATCAACTTGGCTAAACTCAAGGGTGAATGCAAAGTCACATGACCCTTAATATCAGCAATTAGCATGGGCTGTTTCCCATCTGTGTTACCTTTATGGTACATCATACACTTAGCATTCGGACATTGCAGACTATACTGAGAATGTTCCAGGGAGCGATAGAAATGGACATGTGAATACAAATGTCCACAGTGTCTGCAAACATGTTCATGTGGATAAACATTGGTATCAGTATACTCTTTCAAACAACCTCCTTCCTTGGTTAGGTAACGGCCAGGCACCACCTGTTTAGCTCCCTTTGGTATAGTACCCCTACGCAATCTCATGTCGCTGGTGGGAATATATGTCCAATCAACATCTTCGTTGGCTTGAACTAACAAATCATTAATGCGATCAGCACTAGCTGTTTGTACTATGTTGGCATCTCTTTCATCAATCTTTGACCGAACGCCACCTGCATTGGCCACTCGAACAACAGCATTATGTAACTCATCCTCAGAAACTGTTGCGTGTCGCATTGCTTCACTACGCTGTTTTTCACTTGCTTCAGCATTTACAACTCTACGCATGGCATCATTGTAGTTCTTATCACTTTGAGGGGAATTGGCCACTCGTCTATAAGCATCCTTGTAGGCTTTTTCTGATTGCTCGGAATTGGCAACTCTTCTGAAAGCATCTTTATATGCTTTTTCTGATTGCTCTGAATTTGCGACCCGTTTGAATGCGTCTTTGTAGGCTTTTTCAGATTGTTCTGAATTGGTTATCACTTCTTCATCCTCTGGACACAATGTGCTGCGATCAGGTTTGATCACCTTATCACTGAAAACAACATGCACACGTTCTTTAGTTTCACCATCATAGTGTCTTGTGTCATTACTGCTCTGTTTCTCCATATACGTGCGCGGAGGAGTCGAACCAACATTAGCGAAAGCATTGGCAAAGATCTTGTCATACTTCAGTTTCCTCCACAAGTGAAACATACCAAAAGCCGACAACCCCAACGTTGCTGAAGCAGCACATCCAAGAACACATATTGCCAACTTGTTTTGCGTCAATAGTAACTTCTGAGCCATGTAAGCCTGTGTGTTCACTCGTTGTAACCTAGATAGCTCTTTAAAAACAGCATGAGTGAAAGCGTTAGGCATATCGTGTGCCAAGCTAGCGTGGTAAAGTCTCTTGATTTCAAAGAATCTATTAGGAGTTATATTCTCGATAGATCCCTTGAACTTGGTAGCTAGATTTGTATCAAACAATGCATGAGCAAAATCTTTAGGATCCACCACAATGCGCTCCCCAATCAACACTACTAAATTCTCTCCTTCAACAACAAAATTGTCTCCATTTGCTTTGTAGATGTAAATGATGTTTTTCTCAAAGTATATCACATTCTGAGTGTCTTTGATCACGCATCTAAAAGTTGCATCCCGCCAATAGTACATCAACTTTGATGCCATGGTAGTTGCTATAGCAACAATCTTCTCGTCGTTATCAATATCTCTGCTCATCACATCTGACAACACAAAATCGTTAACATTCAACTTGGTAGTATTCAAAGATCCGTCACTGTTAATGTTGTCTTTAATCCTTTGTGAGACTACAAGACCCACATCAGAGTTGGGTTTCAAGAACAGAGAAGCGGCGCCCACACTAGTCGCAAGCTTTTGTAACAAGCGTTCAGCAGTATCAGTGTACAAGTATATGTCCACTTCATTCTTAAAATCTGCTGGTTGTTCATATACATAATCCACTTTTGTTGAAGTTGTAAGCATGCTAATATACATAGCTTTCACTTTTTGCAACACACTGTTGTATGTGACTTCGTCCCCATCTACATCTGTGAATACCCGTTCTTTACACGTGGTAAGAGTGTAACTAGCGCAAGACAGTTGAGTACGTGTTATCTTGCCTCTGTGATAAAACCCATCTTGTAGACCAATGCGTCGCAAAGCTCCAGCATACCATGTATCATACATGGTAGCATCAAACACTTCTGTTGGGGTTACTGGTGTGAAATATGACGCAAAGCTAGTTAGCTTGTGCCATCTCCAGTCCGTACGAGGTAAAACGTCGTTAGTTGTCAAGATGAAAATGCTATGTGGGTGTGTTTGATTCATGCGAGTCACGTACATAGCACTTTGCTCACCACTCATGCCGACGTTAACCCAGTCGTCAAATACATAGACACACCTGTCATCACGTGGTACAAATTGCTCAAAACTACTTGATATCTGCAATGCGAACGCGGAGGTTTTGTTGAATTCTCCTTTGGTCAACTCTCTGAAATTCTGTGCTAACCAAGTTGCCATGTGTGTCTTGCCACTGCCAGCAGAGCCTTGCAATCTCACCATAAGAAATTGTCTACCTGTTACGTCACCATTGTTGGGAACGTAGTCGTTGTTGACTAACAAGTCATAAGCAACAGTACCTGGTTGTAAATTGAGAGCGGCTTCTAATTTTGGTTGCAAAGAAACAGGTATGGGTGTGTTTTTACGCTCGTACAGGTCCTTGCGTCGAGCTGCCATTTTATACTTGATCATATCCAAAACGTCAAATATACTCAATCCTGCTCGCACCAATGTGAAAACCTTGGGGTCATTCTTATGCAAAGGACCCCGCATGTAATCAAAGCGCAGATGGGAAAAATCTGGTTTCCTGTGACCATCTACATCTTTACGCATGACAATCTTATGCTGTAATGGATCCCACACTCGAAACACGAAGAAACGTGTCCAAAAAGCAACAATGGAGTGATCTTTCAATTCAGGTACCTCAGCAGTCTCACAATTAGTCGTGATGAAAACTGACTCTAGATTGCATGGTGCTCTCTTTTCATACGCAGACTCCATGTTATGGGGGTCCCCAGCACACAAACTTAGCACTCTATTGGCAAAGGTATTTTTCTCCACAGTGGAATTCCACTCGTCACAAACCCCTATCGCCTCGTTCATATAAGGCTCACAAAAGTTGACAGTAGCCTTTAGATTGTGTAGACCGGGTTTACGCTCAAAATACTCAGGTAGAATGCTGGCAAAATGTTGCACTAAGGCAGATTTACCAACGGCTGCTTCACCAAACAAGAAAACACCTGTGGTTTCTTGCCTAGCTCCTGGTATACTACCAGCTTCCAGATGTCTCTTATTCAATGCACGCATCAAGCAACCTAAGTGACTTTTCATAGCATTCATCTGCGAACCAGGAGATGCTAAGATTTCACCACCCTGTTTCAACAAGGTCAAAATTTCACCCTGTACATCTGCACTGCTAGCTATCTCTGCTAGTGTCATTCGTAATATCTCTGACATACGATCGCACAGGTCTGTGGCTTCTTTTCTCTCATCATACAAAGGGTCCACCTTCTTACCAACAATGACTTCAATTGCACTATCAATAATTTCACGCAACGACGCAGTACCCATTTTAGTGAAGTGAATATTTCTGAAAATATTCCCAACACCATCAAAGCCTTTCATGCTAAAACCAAAACCTGCTAAGATTGCTGAACACAGACACGTAACTACCATGCCGAGGTCGGTAAACCACCCATCAGCTGCTTTATTTGCTGTTTCTGGATCATCATCCGCATTTGGAAACACTTTCTCTTTCAAATACTCAAAAGTTTCTACTGCATCATACAGGTACTCCATAGCTGAAGAGACTATCAAGCCTGGCTGGATCTGGGATAATCTCATCAGCACCAAATGCAATGAAGCTATCAAATTCACTCCTCCCAACATCTTGAAGGTAATACCGTGCTCTCCAAAAAGAACACATGTTGACAATATAGTGCTGGTGAAACATACAACTAGCTCATTAACCAAAGCTACAACTTCATGATGAGCCATGTAATGCTTGAACACTTCAAACATCCAGCCCCTAAGGACACCAACTATTGAATCATACAATGTTTTGGCAAAACCCTCGCGGGGTGTATCAGGATGGCTAGGTTTGCTATCCGCCATCTTGTTGTAAATTTATTGATTATATATAACAATTTATTGCACCACAAAAGTGATTGAAATCACTGCAACACAAACAATTAAACCACAGAACAAGAGTGAAATAAATCACCAGACCACAAGTGACGAAAATCACTAAACCACAAAATGATGAAAATCACAACTGTAACAGCTTTTAACAAAAGGCAAAGCTAAACCTGTAAAGAAAAACTGCTTTTAATCAAGGGCAAAGCGGAACCAAACAAAACCACGGCTTCTAATAAAAGGCGAAGCGGAACCTATAACGCTCAATCGAATACAGTCAAC